ATCAAGGAACGAGACAATGCTTTCAGTAGTTTTCTCTCTTCCCTTGAATACAGTTTCAACCACAGGACCCATATTAAGATAAATGGAATCGGTATCAGAAGCAATAACATAATCTACATCCTCTGTTTTAAGAAGTTTATTAATATAGGCATTCATCTTAGCCTCAATCCAACGAATAGAGACCTGTCCCGAAAGAGTGATTGCCTCAGCATTTTCTAATTTATAATAACGGAAGTACTGATTGCCGATAGCACCATAAGCAGAGTTAAGAGAAATCTTCTTTGCCATTTGGATGTTATTGCACCGGGCAATTTCTTTTTCCAACTCTTTAGATTTCTTCTTCTCATATGCTTTCTTTGCCTCAATCATCTTCTTTTTGAAGATAACTCGCTCATTATACATCTTCTCCATAAGTTCAGGAAGCATTCCCCGAACATCTTTACGGAACATTGCACCATTTGCACAAACGGCATAGTCCTTGTATCCGTCAAAGTTAAGTTCTTGATTGAGAATTTTATCAACGGTTGCAGTAGGATGTCGATCATCCACCAAAGTTTCTGGCGAAATATTGTATTGCATAATCAGGTGGGGATACAGTGAGTTAAGGTCAAAGTTCACCACCCAATCATACTTGCCAGGAATGGGTTCCTTTACATATGCACCAGCATACTTCTCGTTCTTTTGCGAATTATTCTTTGGAGGAATGACAATATTACGTTTCTTGAGATAATTGTAAATGATTGTATCCCACATACGAACCTGATAGAACACATCAACATAATTTACTTTGGCATCATAAGCCATCGTAAGTGCAAGTTCAATCAACTTCATTTTGTCTTCCAGGCGGTCAACAAGTTCTACGTCAACGATGTTATACTCAATAAATTTTTGCCAACCTTTGGTATAGAAATCTTTGAATGTATCAAACTCAGAGTGATCCAGTTTCTTCTGCCCAAGTTCCACCTCAGCAATATAATCTAGACGATATGATTCCTGTGCTTTATAAGTAAACTTCTTATAAAGGTTTAAGTAATCAAGTTGAGTTACACCACCAATATCAAATGTGGTGTGCTTACGTCCATTGATGTAAGTCTCTCCTTCCGTCACAAGTCCCCAAAGAGAAAGACGCTTCATCAACTTCTCACCAAGAACACGATTAAGACGCTTGGCAATATAAGGAATATCATACAACTCCAGATTCCAACCAGTAACAACTTCTGGCGTATTTTGCATCCAATAGTTGATGAAGGAATTCAGCAGTGCATGTTCGGATGCACAGAGATGATATGTTACATCCTTACGAACATTATTGAAAGGTTTAACGCCCCAAGTAATAATCTTTTTGGTTGTATAATCCTGAATAGTAATTGCAAGAATTTCCTCAACACAAGATTCTACATCAGGGAATCCTTGTTCCGATGCAACCTCAATATCCAGAGTTACAAGCTTGATTTTGCTAATATCAAACTTGATTTCATCCTCTGGATACTTTTCAGAAATATATTGATAGATGTACCTATCATTTCCATAGATTTCAAATCCATCTACGGCATCATACTTCTTATAAAACTCTCTACAATCACGAACATGTCCTGGTTGAATAGGTTCTACATACTCTCCACTTAATGTCTGATATTTGGATTCTTTTTTAGATTTTATAAAGAGTGTGGGAATAAACTCATCTCTTGTTTCAAAACTTTTACCATTTTCATAACCACGAACTAAAAACTGATTTCCAATCAACTGAACATTAGTGTAAAATCTCATTCCTTAATCAAGTCCTCATATTTCTCAAGAAGAGTGGGGGTTGGATCTGCAAGAGTAAGAATCTTGTCAGAGCTCATCATAAAGTCATCTTGTTTTGTTATGCCTAACAAGAAAGGTTCTAAAGTATTTTGTTCTTTAATTATAAAGGGATTGATTAATTTACAATCAGGCTCTCCAATATCAGCACCAATTTCTTCAATCTGACTGATTAAAATCTGTTGATTTACCAGTACTATCACTTTGATTATCTTTTCCATAATTGATTACATCCTCAATGTACATTTCAGTAAGTTTGGCAATAGGTTCTACAATAGTTACAACCCAATCTGCAGGAACAGGAATTACTTTATCGGCAGACAAAGGCATCCAAGGATAAAGAGATACTTGGAAAGATGCCTTTTTTTGTTCTTCCGTACTTTCTTCTTGAAGAAGATTTGGATCTCTCATTTTTACCGTACAAGGTTTATTGAGAAGATATCCAATCACCCTTTTTTCATCTTCTTCTCCAGCAACCATTTCCTGAACATCTGCGAGTAAATCTTCTCCAGACTTAAGTAGTAAAAGTTTAATAGTCATTTTTACTCCATACCTCTTAGTATTATAGCAATAAAAAAGAGGGGTGTCAACTGGATTTTGCCAGTTACCCCTCTGTTTGCGGCGACGATAGTTAGCTCGATACTATTTATCAATCGCCGTCGCCATCGCCACCAGCACTTGAGTGGCTTCTTACAGCAACCGCTTCTCCTTTACCAATTTTTTTAGACTTACCATTTTTATAGACGGTATGAGGAATTGCATTTTTATATGCAATTGTTTTGAACTCGTCAAACGATTTCATAGACCTTCTTCTTCTGATGTTCTGGAATAACTCTATTTAGTTTGACGGTGAGTAATCCATCAACAAAGGCAACATCCTTAACTTCTACATCATCAGATAAAGTCCAAGTGCGGGTGAATGCTCTCTTGGCAAGTCCCTGATGCAAGTATTCCTCACCAGCATCATCAGATTTCTTTGCTTCTACAAAGAGTTTATTCCATTCTGTAGTAACTTCGATTTCTTCTCTCTTAAATCCAGCAAGAGCAATTTCCAATCTAAAAGTAATGCTGTCTTCTTTTACAAGATTGTATGGTGGATAGTTTGTGTGCGTCTCAAACGCAGTATCAAACCTCTTAAACCATTCATCCATTCCAATACTGTTTTTTTGAATATCTAGCAAATACTTTGCAGTATCTGGTACTGAAAGTGTAAGTGAATTTGTTCCGAACATAATAGACCTCCATGAGCGTCTTAGTAGTGATTGGACCCTTTCGGCATCCACTACTAGTTATAAGAGATCATAAAAAAAGCGGGATGTTGTTTCCCGCTCCTTTTTATTCGGTTTCCTGGGTCTTACCCTTTTTACCAATATTATACTTCTGCTCCAAAATCCATTCGCCCTTATCTTTATAAGCAAGAACTTTGATTTGATTCAGAGGTGCAATATCAACAACAGATTCTTCCTTTACAATAGCAATCAACCCCCAATCAGCAAGCAAACGAACAATACGATTGCGACGTTGAACATCATTTACTGTCAGATTAGCATGTTTGCCGTCAAGAGCAAATAATTCTTTAAAGTGAACGATGTAGTACCTACCCTGCTTATGCAGAATATGGCAGGACTGATAGAGTTTCTTTTCCTTACGTGATGCAACTCCAATACGGGTTAAAGTCTCACGGACTTTCAGAAAGTCGTCGGGTTCATTAAGAATCACCTCTACCATTTGATCCTGAGACCAATGGACTACAGGTTCTACTGTTTGTTGGCCAGTAGTCATTTTTTTCCTCCAATTTCAAGTCGTTGTTTAATAAAGTTAATTTGTTCTTTTGATAAGATTTTCAGAGCTTGAGATGCCTTTTCATTACTATAACCATAGTATTTTTTAACACATTCTAAGTCTGTGACTTTATCCTTTCGGAGCCAGGGAGAAAATCTCTTCTTTTTCCTTAGACTATTTAGATAAAATGAATATTGTAAGTCTTTGTCTAAAAAATGATACTTATTCATTTCATTAGCAAACAAAATACAATCAATATGTCCAGACAAACAACGATTGATAATGAAGGGGGCATAGTCCTTCTTTACTGACGGATCTTCCATCAGATTTTCCTTGGTAAAGTTAATTGAGTTTAACCAATCTTTAAGTTCGTAAGTCATCGTATAATTTGAATGTCATCGTCATCAGTCCAAAGTTCTACTTTGGTTCGGAAGCGTCCCTCTTCCTTTAATTTTTCATAACGTTTGGTTGCTTTCTTCTTCCACCAAGAAACAATATTTTCTTGATAGAACTTATCCCAATTCTGTCCAGGGCGAAGTTTATCTTGTTCTCCAAGAATTACCTCACGAACATTCTCATATCCATAGTCGGAAATATAAAACCTCTTCTTCTGAGTTAGAGCAAAGGCAGTATTGATTACCCCATTAAACTCAGCAAGTTTATCTTTGTCTTGAAGAGAATTGCGAATGATGGAAATCATCTTTGTCTGACGCTTCATCTTTTTAGAAGATGCTTTGTTATCAGTCAAAGGGGTATTGTTGTTTAGATAAGTAAATCTATCGTGCAACTTATGAAATGCATCATCGTGCAGCAGAGGGAGAAACTTACTTTCAGTCAAACCCTTGTACCGCATAAAGGGTTTTAGGCCATCGTACTGTGAGGCATCCGTGGTGGACCCGTAGAGGGATGTGGTCTCAAACAGGGCAATGTCCTTATCAAAGACCTCGTTGAGGGTCTCACGGGCATGATGGGAGCAGCACAGGAGTGCCAGTAGTTTGCCACCAAGGTAGTTGTATCCAAAGGGTTGAGAGGGCACAATCACGAAACCCATCGCAGCATGACGATTAAAGATCCTTAAATCGGGTTGTTTACCCAACCATTCATTTCTAGGTTTAGAGTTGATTGTGGGAGAGCCAAAACGAATAAATCCAATAACCTTGCGCGTATTCTTCTCAAATACCATCCAGCGAAGTTCCCTTCCAGGAATATTTGATTCATTATTGTGAGAAGAAACTACTTTTAACAGAGTGTTATAGTGATCTTGAGGAAGACTTTGCTGAAAGCGATCTCCAATAAACTTAATATCAAACTCCATGTCTCCTGGATGAATATCTTCATTGAAGAACTCATCCTGAAGTGGAGCAAGAGTACTTGTATTTTTAATGACTTCCTTTTTTACAAAACGCAGATAGTCTTCAATATTTCCCATTTGAGAGAAATACTTAATAAATTCATCTGCTGCCCAAACAGCATCATCTTCAGAAACAATCATTTAAACTCACACTCACACATAAGTTCAGTTAGTGCTGCTAAGAGATTAATTTCCTGATCAGCCACGAACGCAATTTGATATTGGTACTTAGCAATAACAAGAACAGCGGCAGGGATAGATGCGGATGAAAGACTATCATAGCAGGCATCATATACCCTGCGAAGAATGACAGAAGAATCGTTATCTAAGTTGGAGACTACCCACTTTCGGACTTCAGTAAAGTTCTTATCTTTGAGATGCTTGATAAGTTCATTTACTGAGATGTCTGAGAAAGATGCAAGAATTGCCGAGTCGATCTTTCCTCCTGCAGAATAACGTTGGCATTCGTTGAGGACGCGACGAAAATCTGGGAAATGCTTTGATACAAGTTCTGCAAGTACTTTTTGATCGTACTCGATACTCTCCTCATCCAAGATGTTTTGTAGGCGCTTGAAGAAGGATCCTGCCAACTGTGCTTTTTGCTTTCCTTTGATTGTGAAGTCAATGACGGCACATCTGGAGTGCAGAGGTTCAATGATTTTATTCTTGTAGTTGCAAGTGAAGATGAATCGGCAGTTGCTATAAAATGCCTCAATATTTGCCCGTAGTAAGAGTTGTACGTCATTTCCTGTGTTATCAGCCTCATCGATGATGATGACTTTATGCTTAGAAGATCCCGTAAGTGAGACGGTCGAAGCAAAGTTCTTTGCTTGGTTCCGTACAGTATCCAGGAAACGTCCT